TCATCTATTGCTTTCTTTATAGAACCTAAAGGTCCTGCCATGGATGCTCCATGGGATTTTATTTGAGATAAACCTGGGGCTGAAGAACCGGCTGTTGAAACGGCAGCTAGTGCTTTTCCGAGACGTTGTAATTCAGATAATAAGTCTCTCATCCAATCTTGAGTTGTTGCTCCTAAAAGTACTGGTTCTTTCTCTTTAAATGCAGCAGTTCCTAGATATACCTTAGTAGCATCCACTGCTACATACTCTTCTCCGTCCCAACTAACTCTTGCTGCATTACCTCCTATATCTTCTACAGCTGAAAGAAGTATGTTCTCTTCTTTAGCGTTAAAGAATAATCTACCGGAATTAATCATTACTTGAGAACCTTTATATACATCTCCTTCTTCAGGACCTGAATCCCATGCTTTACGTTTACTGTTTGCTTGAGATAATTCTATCTTATGATCTTCTACCATATAAATAGAAGCGGGGTCGTCATTTATATTCTCAACTACCGTCCTATCAGCAGATGCACCTACTTTTCCGTTACTTATAATCGTAATAGCTTTTTGACTATCGTTTTCAACAAACATTTGATCGTGGTCAACTCCTGTAAATCTAAATGTTTGTCCTTGTCTACCTTCTATAGTAATGTCTCCTTGAAATGGCTGTAGCGGACCTACGTTTGCTTTATCTTCATAATTGTAACCTAAATCTTCAATTCCTTGCTTCGTATCAGGAAATGCATTATTATGTGGATTGTTCCATAAGTTTACTATAGTAGTATAATATGAGCGAGAGTTATTAACATTAGCTTCATCTCTATCTATAGCTGGAGCAGCAGTTAGAAGTACTATTTCATTTAGAAGTGGGTAAGTTTTAAAGTTAAAATGAAGAGGGAAAGCGACATCTAATAGGGTAGCATCTGATTCATCTTGATATTCCCCTATAACTCGATACTTAATAGCACCAAGTGATTCCATCTTACCGTATTTATCCCACTCTGGATGGGTATCATCTAGTATAATATCAACAACCCTTACAGGAACTAACCCGTTAGAGCTTCCTTTACTTGTCCCTTTGTTACTAAAAAGACTATCTAAACCGCCTTTGCTTAAGTTGTACATTAATCGTTTTTGTCTTCGTTAGTTTTATCTTCTAACTCTTCTTGTGTTTCTTCGGTTTCTTCTAATAAAGCTGCAAGTTCAGATGGGTCCCACATATCACCGTCACCACTTTTTGCTTGTGCTGATTCTATCCTCTGAATTATTGCTGCCATTTTAATTAAGGCATCGTCATTCTTTACTCCGATTTCCATATACTCTTTAATCATAGGTACAATTAATGTAGCATCCCCTATATTTTCTATAAGAGGTTTTAATTCACCAATTAGAGATCTAACTTGGTTTCTCGTTGTAGATGAATTATCATGAATTTCAGAGAAAAGATCCGATAATGTCTTATTTCCGAATATTTTCTTATCTAAAGCCATAAAATAAGTTTTTATATAAATATCTTATGAAGCAGTAATGTCTAATAACCCTAAATCGTAGTACTTCTGGTACTTATTATAGAACTCCTCTTTTAGTTTAGATATAACTCTAGTAAGATGTGGTGTTTCGCAATCTGTCATCTCCCTTATGTAGATATATAGAGCTTTCTTTTTAAAGATTTGCAAGTCATTTCTAGTTTTAAATATAGTTAGAACTGCATCTGCTATCTTTTTTTCTTGATCTTTAGTAAATATTGAATCTAACTTTAAATAAGTTTCGTCAACCCATTCATCTATAAAAAAGGCTAACGATTGTTTATTTACATCTTCTTTAATTTTATTCTCAGGTTCATAAGAATCTTCATAGTCTGTGAAAGAACCTACCTGTTTTAATCTTTTATAGTTCTTATTATTGTAGTTTATTAACCACCTTTTTACTATAGTACCAAAATAAGAATAAGCCTTAGCTCCATTGTCGGGATCAAACTTCATAATTTTTTCCTCTAAAAGAACTGAGACTATTTCATGTTTTAAATCTTCAATCTTCTCTACATCCGTATAGTAAAATTTAAATGTGTGTATTATATTCTCTGCTAACTTATAAAAAGGGATATAGATATGATCTGTAAATATCTTTTTACGGTATTCTATATCTGTTGAAGTATTATACTTTTTTATATACTCTTCTGTCTCTGAAGTAAAATAGTTAGCTTTGCTTTTCTTTCTTGCCATAATTTTCGGGGAGCATATATTGCTCTAGCTCAGTTTGTACGTTTTTCATTTGTTCGAAAAAATAACCGACCTCATCATCTGATTGAAATACCCCTTTCTCATCTAGGCTCTTAAGGTGCTTTTGTGAATCTCCTATTGCGTTAGATATTCTCTGTAGATATCCTGCTTGATCTGCAGTTATATCTTCATACTTTTCTAATTTAATAAGAAGATTTCTAGTAATATAAGATAAAATAATTATAATTCCAACTAATATTCCGGAAATTATATAAAATGTTGTAGGATTAGACTCCATATTATAAGTTTTTTAACATATTAGACAAACCTTCTGATGATTTTACTGATTTACCTGTTGAAGATGTTGTCTTTGGATGTTTAGGTTTAGAGTTCCCGCCGTTTCTTTTCCATAAGTCATATTCAACTTTAGAGGCTAAGAAATCGGCGGAATGTAATATTGATACTATAGAAGTCTTCTGTCTTGAAGACTCTACATTACTAAAAAAGTATGCTTCATTTGCTTTATCGAATACTCCATCATGGCATCTGATGGCTAGGTATTCTTTTTGATCCACTTTTATTCCAAATTTTTGTAGAATAAATAAAGATCTGTCTGGGATAAGCATAAAATCTAAATCAGGATTGTAAGTATACATTTCTGAGAGTTTATCTTGTCTCCATTTATCGGTCTGAGGTATATAATTTGGTGAATCTCCATCTCCTATTTTACCTAAATCATGAAAAAGAGCTGCAAAGACTAATTGTTCTTCTGTAAAATCTATTTCTCCTCCCATTTCCTTGTAGAGTCTCATTTGTTTTATAGCATACTCTACTACTCTATTAACATGTTCTACATATCCACCGGCAAAAGCATTATGGTACCACGTTTTTCCACTAGCAGGTGCCATTACATAAGTCTCTTCCATATGTTTAATCATCTCTTTACATGCTATAGCACGTCCTCCTAAGTAGGTTTCGATGATCTTTATGTGTTTATCGTAGTTTTTTTGTATTTGTTCTGCTTCTAACATAGTTTACCCCTTTTTTAATAAAAATTTAATAGTAATTAATATAATTAAAATATATATTTATATAAGTATATAAAAAATAATATAAAATAATTAATAATAAAATATATTATATATCGAAGATAATAAAAATAATTCGAAAAGGCAACTATTCAATAATAAATTTTTCAAAATAACCGTCTTTAATTAAATTTTCTCCAATATCCCACTTTACTTTCATAAAAATACTTATAGTATCACCTATCATACTAGGAGGAAAAGGTCCAACTGTACGTCTAGATTTAAAGTTACCTAGTTCATCTTCTGAAAAGAATATCTCTGTACTTTGAACCACTGGAACTATAGTACCTTCAAACTGATCTAAGTATATAGTTGTATTTTCATAAGGTATAGGAACACCATCATAAGTCCATAACCCCAGCCAAGGTTGGTATAAGCTTATAGTAAATGCAATAGAATCCTCTAATACAAAATAAGAATCTGTATCAAATTCTGCCCTAACAACTGACACTCCATTATACCGGTATTCAAGAGAAGTTTTATCTGCATAAACATCTACTGTAAAATAAGGATAGTATTCACTGTTCCAATCTAGTTCTGCATGGTAATAACCGTTACTGTCCTTATAGAACATCGACTCAATATAAGCATTACAATCACCGCTTTCACACGGGGGTGCAAAGGATTCTTTCTCGCAAGAGGTGAGGGCGGCAAAAATAAAAAGCGTAGCCGCCGCGCGAAACGCGCGCAAGTTGCACCGCGATTTATTCTTTAATTTCATATTGTTTACCTATTTCGTTAATAACTTCTTTAGCTCTATCTAAAGGTATATGGAAAAACTCTTTTTTACCGTTAACTCTAAGTTCACCTAATTCATCGTGAACTAGTTGTTCTACCTCATACCCGTTAACACAAGGAAAGGCATACTCTACTATAAAGTCGGTAGGAACACCGGTTGCTCTATTTATCTCCTTAACCCTATCCTCCGGGTCTTGGTTAGTATATCCTATCTTTAACATATTAGGCATGGAAGGATTAGATAAAGCATATACCCATTGAGCGTTAGGTACGTTAGTAGGTATCTGATAAGTTTGCTTCTTATTACTGTAGTACGTTACTGTCTCCCATCCTTCGGATGCTTTCTGAGAGTTAATATGAGGAGTAATAGTATAATAAGATACATTGTCCATATCTTGAGAGACTTTGATTAATCCTTGAGCTTTCTCAGCACTTATTCTCTTTATTCCCATAACTACGCTACTCTTTTTAAGTTTCTACTATCCTCCATACATCTAGACACCCATCC